AATAACAACGGTAGTGGTAGAACTTGGCACGGTGTAAACAGCCATATCTGAATTGGCACTGGCTGATCCACCGTTGAACACCTTATTTTTAAAGGTATTAGCCATGTTCTACTCCTACGCTACATCATCTAGTAAAGCACATACTATGACTTCGGCTGTTGATGCAGATGAGATAGCGTGTATATCCGCTACAGTTGTGTTTGGCAGTCTGGCCACGAAAGCTTCACTTGGGCCAATCGTAATACCGTCAGTTGCACTAGAAGATGCGGTGCCTGCGTCCAAGACTATGTAAATGCTGCGGCTGTTGGTGTCGACGTTTTTTATGAACAAAAACTTTACTTTGTCACCTGTAGCAACGGCAGTAGGTGCCGTGTCATCGTCAACTGCGGTGTAATCTGTATAATTACCAGCGATTAAGTCTGTGCTTGAGTTAGAGACGCTAGTCTTTTTGTAATACCACTTATCGTTGGCGTCATCAGGAGTGACAGTCATACTTGCCGAAAAGGTCTTAGCAATCTCGTCTGGCAAAACTGTCGCCTGTATTGTTGCGGAAGCATCATTTGCCATTTTTAACTCCTATCCTAAAGCTATGGCTAAAGCAGTAGCTGTACCAGCGACCTCTGCACTACTACCTACGTTAAAAGATGTAGCAAGTCCAGTGACTGCCGCCCCTGATCCTGCACCATCACAGAACACAATGTCAGATGTACCGTTTGGTATAGACACTGTAGCTCCTGTTCCTTGTTTTATAGTAGCTGCTCGGCTACCAGACAAAGAATTTTTTATAATGAAAAACTTTGTTGCTGTATTTGGAGCGATTGTTACAACATTTGTGCCACCAAGATCAGAGCCGCTGTCTTTCAGATTAATTACAGAAAACATTCCGGTCTGAACATTACTAGATCCAGAGGTTGGAGAGCCTAATCTTATAGTTAGATCTGTTGTAAGATCTGAAGCGGTTAGATCTGTGGCACCAGTTATTCTATCAAATATGTCAAAGTTAAAGTTGGTAACGTCACCCCAACTACCAGAAAGTTCGCCTGTGGCTGGTTTTTCTATGCCAAGGTTTGTACTAAACGAGCTTGCCATCTGTTACTCCTATGCCGCCTTTTCTGTCCAGGACGGTGTTTGTGATGCTGTTACATCTGTCCAAGTCGTTGTAACGCCTGCCACAGCCACCCAATTAGGTGTTTGACTCGGTATAACATCTGTATACACAAGGACTATACCAGTATTTCCTGTTGCTGTAACCCCTGTTGGAGAAACTCCTATTGATAGCGGGAAGGTAACCGTTCCGGTGCTTAGTGCAGTCGTTCCTGCTACACCTGTAAGAGACAAGAGTGAAGTTCCGCTAACGCCCTCCTCACCTAAACTTACAGTGGCTACCGCACCAACACCTATTACCCTGGCCCCGGCGTTGGTTTGTTCTTCGCCAAGAGCGGAAGTTCCTGCTACACCTGTAATTGAGAAAAGGGCTGTGCCTTTTAGGGTTAAGCTTCCTACGGCTCCGGTGGCTGCTGCACCTGTAGGCACATGTAGAACCGTTCCTGCTGGGGTTACAGCACCAGCGGTGGCTGTAGCTGAGACACCTGTGACAGAGATCGGTATGGCTTGGTTCCAAGCACCTTCGCCCCAAGTGCCTCTACCCCATCCCGATATACTCACCGTGTCACTCCGTTACGCTATACGGATAATAGCGTTACTTGCATCGGCTGTTGGAAACTGAATCGTAAATGTGCCGGAGGTTGACGTTTTATTAGATGTAAAGTCTAACACAGCCACAGCTTTGTTGCTGTTGGTGCTGTTGTAGATTAAGGCACCCATTGCAGTGATCGTGGCGGTGGTAAAGCTTAGATCTGCAAAATCAGTAAATGCTGTGGTTCCAGAAGTAGTTGGTGCAACTTTTGTGAGTGTGCCACCACCTGTAGCATATGTGCCACTAGAAGCTACCTCACCCGTGGTAGTAAATGCTGTGGTTGTAGCCCCTAACGTAGCTGTGGTGCTGGACTTGCCGCCGCTACCTTCTGCATATAGAGCTAGCTTAAAAGCGTTGCCATTCGTTGCGAAATTGTGTGTGCCCAACATCAACTCTTGTTTGAATGCGGTACACATTGCTTGTGCTATTGCCATTACAGTCTCCCTATAGCGTCAGCTAATTGATGTTGACCCGCCTCACGGACCTTCGCGCAAATTGTAGCACGTTCTTCTTTTCTAGCCAACTCTACATAATATTGCACTAAATTTCTAACACGATCCTTAAAAGCTTCAGCTTGCAGTCTAATAGGCTCTGGGGCTTCATCAGATATGTATATAATTTTGTTCGCAGCCATATCAGCGATCTGATCACTAGACAATCCTCCGTTGTCTGACGACACAACGTTAACCGACCCCACTGATGCAACATTGACTTCAAACATTATCGTGCCTCCCAAAAATAATCGGGTCACTTTCAACGGGTTCTGGTGGCTCGATCTTTGATTGTTTAGTAATCAGTAAACTTCCATCTTGAACAGTCTGAACTAAAGGATCATTCAGTCTGTGATATCCGTATAGCTTCTCATTATCAGGGACATTGGTATCTAAAAGTCCTGATCGATGTGCAACCTCAATCTTTATACCTTTTGATATAGCCGTGGCACACCAAAACTCAACACATGCGCGGCCTGACTCGGCCATGTTTACATTTTTGTATGTAAAATCTATTCCATACAAACATATCTTGGTGACTTTTTTCCATATGGCGTATGCCATTGAGTACGCGACAGTGTTGTTAAAATAACAAACACCCACATCCTTAACGACTTTTTCTAACGGATATAGCTCTATCGCCGGGTAATCTTTATGTTGAATACAAGAATAAATAGGCGCTGTATTCTTTTCGAGAAACTCTCGTGCCACACCTGTTTGTGATCCTGCGTTTTCTGTGTCTAGAAACCTGGTGACTGGATCCATCATAAACGTCCTGTCAACGTGTATGATAGCTCCTATACAATTAATACCCCATACTTCATCGAATGTATTTGAAGCGATCCTTGCTGAAATGTAGTCTGCATAGCTGCCCCCTAAACCCACTATTGCTATCTTCATGTTCTAGCCCTGTCTGGTAGCCCCCTTCTGTTCGCGTCTGTATTCTCTCTAGCTTCTCCATAATCCTTGAGTCTACTCAATGACTCTATGAACCGCTCACTGTATACTTTGAGAACATCAGCTTCGCCTTTCATAAACGTATATGCCTCGATCAAACTACCGTACAACATGGCATTTGGCGCATTCTCACTTAACCAAGTTTTAGTTGTGTCAGCCGAAGTAGAGACAACGACACCTGTAGCTCCACTGGTAGCACCTGTGACTGTCTCACCCACAGTAAAATCAGTGCTTGGTATTATAACCTCTAGCACAGGAGTGTTGGTTACGTCAGTGACTGTCGTGGTCGCACCACTTGTACCGCCCGTAATGGTTTCTGTTTGAAAAGTGCCACTAACACTGTTTAGTGTAAGATTGAATTTACTGACAGTTAGGCTTTCGGGTCTGTAATAATAATGAAGCTCTGCTGTGTACGCTGCGTCTGGAGTAGGAGACAGTAAAAAGTTTTGATAATCATACAGTCCATAATACTTTGGTGTACCAGTCGTTGCAGAATTTGGATTGTACTCTTGTAAAAAGTTTACATCTTTAATTAATAAAAACTGTTTAGAGCCAGAAACCTCAATCGATAGACTAAAAGAAGCAAGCCAATCTGTTGGCACAGCTAAAAATTGATTACCTAAAGTTGTAGTTCCAGTTGCGTTTTTACGAAAATATTCTAAATCAACAGTTTTAAAAATACGTTCTTCTGCCGACTTTATAAAGTCGTCTAAGTGAGAAACAAAAGAACTTTCTTGATTCTCTGTGTAATCTTTTACTGCCGCTTTCAATTCTGTATATGTATAACTCATGGTGTATTCGCCTGTCCGCCCATGCCGCTATGATTTGTACAGTAGTAGTACAGAGTCGGTGCACCAGAGGCTACTGTTATTTGCGTGTATGCTCCAGAAGAACCAGGCGTTCCGTTTGTGGTCACTCCTGTTGTGTACTCTGAGCCACCACCATGTGTTCCATTTGATGTTGTCGAGAACCTAAGTGGATGCCCTGAATTACTACTGTCAGACTGATCAAATCTATATGTGCTTCCCTCTGATAAATTCACCGTGGCTTGTTGTACTCCATCAATATAATACTTGTTACCATAACCTGTGCTAACTACTGTAACTGTGTAAGTCGCAGCTATGCTTACGCCTGTGCCAGAAGCTGTAACAGTGCCCACAGAACCTGTAGCATTTACACCTGTGGTTGTTGAAGTGGTAGGAGTAATTACATCACCGCTAAAACTAACCGTGCCAACACTGCCTCTTGCCAAAGGTGTTTCTTCAAAAACTAAAGTGTCTAAGTTAAAAACAGGAAGTTTTATCGTTGTAGGGATTTTATCGTTTCTGGGTCTTGGCTCAAATAAAGCCTCTGGATCAGCCCCTGTACGAGTCTGTATAAGTTGTGGATGCTTTGGTTCGTACTCATCAGGACCAACCTTCATGCCGTTCCACTCGACCACCATTTCGGACAGACGATATCTAAAACCAGATCTGTCTGAAAATCCCCACGCTTTTTTGCCAGAAGCGTATCTAGGCATTAGTTAACTCTTAAATACTGTATGCTTGGCTGTAGTTTCAAAGGCACTCTATCCTCGTCTTCGTCTGCTGCACGTTGAAACTCTTCTTCATACACAACCTTTAGCAACTGAACTCTCTCCGGCGCCTTTTTCATAGCGATATAATACGCTAAACCAGCAACCATGCAGGGTAAGAATCTGAAAGGAGCATCTGTGGTGTTAATAAGAGCATCAGCATCCTGAATCCTGTTTACATAATAATAAACAAGACTGTCAGTGGAATCATCGGGTGTAGGCCAAAGAGTTATGGTAGGCGTTGTGGATCTACTAAAATAAAACTGACTAGGTGTTCCGGTCGTTGTTTTGTTTGGTATGCTTAGATACTGACTTCTAGATATCCTGGAAACATCCCTGTCTGTGCCGCTGCTATTACGAAGTGCCACTTCAAGTATGTCAGTGTAAGCAGAGGTGAATGTATAAGTAGCTGTACCAGCAGTTAACGCTTGTGTCGCCTGCGTCACAGTCCAGAGATTAAGACCTCTGTTTGCCCAATCCGCAAACATAAGATTAAGAGATCTTCTGGCTGTTGTTGTGTCATAGCCAGTTCTAACCTCGAGGCCGCATCTTTCATATGCTTCCTCGATGATGTCTGCCACATCGATGTCAAAATCTCTGGACCCTGATGTTGCCATTACTTAGCCCTAACTTTACCGCCACGCATCATCTTTTTCATGGCACCGCCACCACGCATCATCTTTTTCTTCATAGCACCACCGCCACGCATACGCTTCATGGCTTTCTTGGCAGCACCACCGCCCATCATCTTTTTAGCGACAACTTTACCGCCACGCATACGCTTCATAGCTTGTTTCTTAGCACCTGGCATCTTCTCGTCTCCTTCTGCGGGTTAAGATTAAGTTAAGGTAGTCTTCTTTACTGTAGCTTTTATAATATCCAGTCTTCTCGAGTATCTTACTAGCATCATCAAGTTCTGACAATCGTTGTATAAAAACCATAGTAAAGTCAGTCTGAAAGGATAAAAGCCATAAATCTAGTTTGTTACAGGCAAACCATTCATTCATGGCAACACAAGCACTTTCAACCTCTTCGTATGTTTGACTTGGTTCCTCTTCTAAACAAATAACAACGGAGTGATCAGGACTAAATGACTTACACTCTGCCGCCACTTTACTCCATAAGTCTTGTCTGCCCTCACACTCAACTATCTTTAATCTGTCGTCCTTCAGTGCTTTCTTTGCAAAAGGACAAGGAGCATACCCCACATCCGGGTCTACCACACTTAAATCATTGTGAACCCACTCCTCTATGAGTTCACGCATACTAAGTCTTTCTGG